CTTCTACACAACAAAAGACAGTATTAAGTGATGAAAAACATACATATGTTGAAGGTTTACAATCAAGCGAACAAAAAACATATGCATTCAATTACCATAGAGATAACATCAATATTTTAAAACAATATGCAAACAAACCTTTAACATTCCTAGAAAGAAATACTGATAATACAGGTGAAAAATTTAAAGGAACATTAAAATTTGGTAGAAATTCTGCATCAGTTGACAGTTTATTACAAGGTCAAATCTTTATAACTGTAAATGAAGCAGACGAATTCCCAATAAATGATGTAAGAGATTTAATTAAGCCAACTGCTATAATTACATCTCCATTATCAGATGTTGAATTAGATGTGGCAGGAAGTTCAATTGTAACTATCGAAACTTCTCCAAGTGCTACAGTTACAGCAACTTCTACTGCAACAACAATTGCTACTGCAACATTAGAAAATGGTTCATTAACAATTACAGGAGTTGCAAAAGGTAATTGTTTTATTACATTAGTTACTTCTGCAACTGATGAAGCATCTTCTACAAGAACTATTGCAGTTACAGTAAAATAATTTAAATAAATAAAGCAAGAAAAGAAAGGAAATAATTTATGAAAGATATAAATACAGAAAAGATTGAAATAGATGGTAAAGAATATACATTATTCTTAAATCGAAAAGGTATAGTTGCTTATGAAAGATACTGTATAGAAGAAAACAAAAAATTAGAGGATTTTGGTAAAAAGTTTAAAGATTTATTAAATAGAATAGATAGTGACAAAAATCCTGAAATCAAAGACGACACAAATCCATTTGAGGATTTAGATGAAGTCGATGAAATGGTAAATGAAGCGAAATGCATTATAAATAAAACTAAAAAATTATATTGGATTATGCTTTATGAATATCATCATTTAAGCATAAACGATGCTTATGAATTGTTTGACAAAGCAGTTAAAGAATATGGAGAAGCACAATTAGTAGAGTTAGGGCAACAAATGATTGATGATATACAAGAAGACAAATATCAAGATACAAGTAAGTTAAAAAACCTAACGGCACTAAAACCAAAGAAGTAGAAAACCACAAAGAATATAATTCTTACACTGAATTTTATCTACAAGAATTATTCCCTAGTGCTATAATGTTCGGTATGTCTAGTACAGAGTTTTGGGAAGAAGACCCACAATTGTATTGGGCATATCGAACTTTTTATTTAAAACAAAAAGAAATGGAAATTGAAGAAAAAAAATATGATGCTTGGTTGAAGGGTAGTATGGATTATATGGCAGTTTCTATTTCTATAAACAATGCATTTGGAAAACAGAAAATAAATTACCCTACATATGAGGAAATGAATAGCGAAAAACAAGAACATAAACAATTAACTAAAAAAGATGTTGAAAGAATTGCTCAAGAACAATTTAATGCGTGGGCAAGATTTTAACTAGAAAGGAGTTAATTCTATGGCAAAAGAAAGTGTTGGTTATAAGTTACAAGTTGGTGTAACTGATGCTAAAAAGGGCATAAAAGAACTTAATAAGGCATTAGGAGAAACTAAATTAACTGTAAGTGACATAGGAAATGCAATAAAAAAAGCATTTGGAAAAGAAACTTCATTTATAGGAACTATTAAAAGTATTAAAAGTTTAATGGAAACTATGATGAAAGCAAGTGAAGCAGAAGCAGAATATGTTGAAAGTATGAACTTGTTAGCAGTTGCTTATAGAAAAGATACTAAAGAAGGAGAAAAACTATATAATCAAACAAACGATTTAATAGATAGTATGGAAAGATTGTTAGGATTAGACCCTGCTCAATTAACACAAGAAATTGGTATATATAAGCAAATGACAAGTGCTATGGGTATGACTAATGAACAATCTGCTTTATTATCAGAAAACTTGATTAAATTACAACAAGATACTGCATCTTTATATAATTTACAATCAAGTGAAGTTACAACTAAATTTCAATCTGCTTTAGCAGGACAAACAAGAGCAGTAAGAAGTCTAGGTGTAGATATAACACAAGCGACATTACAACAAGAATTATACAATTTGGGAATTGATAAAAGTTATAAAGAACTAAACCGTGCTAGTAAAACTATGCTTATCTATATATCAATGCAAAGGCAACTTACTAATGCCAATGGAGATGCTAGTAGAACAATTAATTCTATGGCAAATCAAATGAAAATATTTAAAGAACAAGTTGCTATAGCAGGAAGACAAATTGGTGCAATATTTATTCCAATATTACAACAAATACTACCTATAGCAAATGCTATACTAATGGTATTTAACGATATAATGGAAATTATATTAGGTATATTTGGAGTAGATGTACAAACAATGGCTACTGAATTTGGTCAAAAGACAGTAGATATTGGAGATGATTTTCTTGATATGTCCGATAATATTGAAAGTGCTACAAAGAACGCTAAAAAATTATTAGGATTAAGAGGTTTTGATAAATTAAATAATATTACTACTCCACAAGACACAGGTTCATCATCAAGTGGTGGAGTTAGTGCAGGTGGTGGATTAGGTAATATAGACAGTGGCATATTAAATGCTTTAAAAGAATATGATTTACATTTAGATGAAGTTAAAAATAAAGCAAGAGCAATAGCCGATTGGATTGAACAATGGTTGATATACACTGACGAAACAGGAAAACATTTAACTCCATTAGGAAAAACATTAGCAATAATAGCAGGAGCAACAATACTTGGTAAAATAATTAATTCTGTTACTACTATAATTGGTATTTTAAAAAAACTTGGTTTGTTTGGTGGACAAAGTGTTTTTGGTAAGGTAATAGATAAATTAACAAAAATAGCAGGTATTTCTACTACTATAGGAACTATATTAACAACGATACTAGGAGTTATTGGTGGAATAACAATGGCATTAAGTGGATTTAACCATTTAAATAATGCTATAAATGACATTTTACAAAATGGATTAAGTATAAATAATGCTTTGGAAAATACATTAGGTATAATCGGTGCTATCGGTGGAAGTGCTTTAGTAGGATTTATGTTAGGTGGTGGCGTAGGATTAGCAATAGGTGCTATAGTAGGTGAAATAGCAGTATTAGGAACTACAATATATAAAGCGTTAGTACCTGCATATGATGCTAGAAAAGAAGCAGAAGAATTTACTAAACAAATACAAGAGTTTAATGGAGAACTAGATAAAACTAGAGAAAAATTAGAACAAGATAGAGATGCTAAATTAGAGAATGCAGGTGTTGCAGAAAAATGGTGGCAACAACTTCAAAGCATTACAGATGAAAACGGTAAGATAACAGAAGGTTTTGAAGGTCAAGCAGATATTTTAAAGAACTATTTAAATAAAGAATTAGGAACTACTATCGAAATTCAAAATGGACAAATAGTAGGTTATCAAAAAATTGGTAACGAAATAGATAACATAATTAAGAAGAAAAAGGCACAAATATATCTTGAAGCACAAGAAGAATTATATAAAAACGCTTTATTGTCACAACAAAAAGTATTAAGCAATTTATATTATTCACATAATAAATATGAAGCAAAATTAAGAGAAGTTGAAGCACAAGAAAAATCAGGTATTAAAGTTAAACAAAAAGACCGTGATGAATTAGAACAATTAAAACTTGCTTATGAAAGTTCTGCAGATGAATATAGTAAGACAGTTCAAGATATAGAAAAATACGAAAAAATGTATGTTTCATTTACTGAAGAACATTATGGAGAAATAGAAAAAATAGCCAATAATACATCTGAAACAATGAAAAATGCTACTGAAGATTATTTAGTTAGTTCAACAAAAGCATTAGATGGAGGTCCATTATCGGCAGGATTATATTCTGCTTGGCAAAAATTAGGTAGAGAAAATGAAGAAGCGTATGTTAATGCTTTAGCAAAATTAGACCCTGCCGTTGCTTTAGAGATAGACAAAGTTGAACATAGATTAGACAATTCTGATTTAGCAGACCATTTTGGTAAATTATCTCAAAAGAGTGAAGAAGAATTTATTAAATATTTAAAACAATACCCTGTAGATGTACAAACTCAAATAGTTGATAAAATGAAAGAAAAAGGTTATAAAATTAGTTCTAAATTACAAGAAGGTATTGATAAACTTAAACCTACTGTTGAAGTAGATGCAGATACAGGTAAATTAGTAAGTAAAATAACAAAAACTATTAATGGTAAAAAGTTACAAATTACAACTGATGCTAATGGTAATGTAACAACAAAATTTATGGCTAATGGTGGTTTTGTTGATAAAGGCGAATTATTTGTTGCTAGAGAAGCAGGAGCAGAAATGGTAGGGCAAATTAATGGTAGAACTGCCGTTGCAAATAATGACCAAATAGTTCAAGGTATTACAAACGGTGTTATGATAGGTGTTGCAAGAGCGATGGCTAATACAGGTTCAACAAAAGTTGTAATAGAAGCAGATAGCGATACTGAAGGATTAATGAACTTCATAACATTTAAACAAAAAGAGAAAGATAGACAATACGGATTGTAGGAAAGGAAGTAAATTATGGCAAAAGAAGTACAAAATTATAATAAATATGAGAACTATATAAGAATAGGACATAATGGTACAAAACAACCTGATGGAAGTTATACTTGTAGTGATTTGCAAGACTTTCCTACTCCTGCTACCCTACATAGAGCATTACACGATGTAGATAAAGATGCTTTTACAGATTTACAAGGTTACACTCATAGAAATAGAGTAAGACACGATGTAGAAGATATAGAAGTATCTTTTCCAATATTAAGTGATGTAGACGCACAATACATATTGAACAGAATAAGTCCTGAATGGATTTATGTAGAACTTATAGATAAAAAGACAGGTCAAAAGAAGATACATAAAATGTATGCTAGTGATAAAGAATGGGACACATTCTTGATATTTAAAGACAATCAAAACAATTGGCATACAGAAGATGTTGATTTGACATTTTCTTTGATAGAGCAATAAAATAGAGATAGGTGATAAGATATGGCATATAATGTTTCAAGTGCTTTTAGAGAAAAGTTATATAGTGGAGAAAGCGATTTTAGAGCAACACTTATAATAAACGGAAATACTATACCAAATGACCAAATCGCATCTATCTCTATTTCTTCTCCAATAATAGATGATAGTAAGCAAGTCTTTTATTTAGGTTCATTTATATCTCAAAAAATAACAATTAAGTTTAATAATATGAATGGAATAAATGTTGAGAGTGGTCAAGAAGTATCATTAAGTATAGGACAATACGTAAATAATGCTTGGGTAGATGTACCTATAGGATTATTTTTAATAGATGATTTAGCAGAAGACTATTATGAAAAATGTGAATTTTCTTGTTTAGATTATGGAGTAAAGTTTAAACCGAATATAGACTATTCGGAATGTTTTGTTGACGGAAAAGCAACAATAGAAACAATATTAAAATATATATGTAATAAAGTAGGCGTAGAATTAGGAGAATATAACTTAATTAACAACGACGTTGAAATAGGAACATATGATAGCACAGTAAGTGGGAAACAATGGATTTCGTATATAGCAGAAATAAAGGGTTGTAACGCTAAAATGGACAGACAAGGTAGATTAACCTTACAACCATTAAAACAATCCTCAAATATACCTGTAAACGCTTTAGAGAGTGCTTCATTTGAATTAGGAGAGAATTATAAAATTTCACAAATAACATATTTTGATGCTTT